ACCCGCGCCTGACGCTCAAAGCCGCGGTGCAGGACGCGGTGTTTGATGGCAGCGGAGCCGTGTCCCCGACGGCTTGACCGTCGAGAGGCTCGCGAGATCCAGCTCGCAGGCCGTCTTCTCGATGTTGGTGCCTGCCGTGCGGCCCTTGGGCGTGACGGCCGGCGCCCACGCCGTGCCGTCCCACTCCTGCACCTGCCAGTCGGCCTTCGCGACGCCCCAGCAGAGCAGCACGAAGCCGAAGACAATCAGGGCGAGGATGTAGCGGTTCACAACCGAAACCCGTACTCGCGCGCGGCGGCCTTGTGCAGGGCCGGGGCCATGTACTCAAGGTCCAGAGCCGCGATGAAGCCGTCGAGCATCATCGGGCGCATGGTCTTCTTGCCGGTGTAGAGCCTGCTGACGTGCTGCACCGACACGTTCAATTCGGCGGCGATGTCCTTCGGCTTCTTGCCTTGCGCCGCCGCGAGCCTCCGCAGGCGCTCGCCCAAAGGCAGGTCAGGATCCGTGATGGGTTTCATCGGTACTTCTCACAGGGGTTGTGCCAGTCCATCGGATGCGACGGGAAGCAGCGGAAGCACATGACCTGCGACACCCACGCGCTCTTCCCCGTGCCGTCCGCATAGTCGTGGGCATCCTGCTCGTAGGCAGCCGCCAGCCGCTCCAGCGCGGCGGCGATGCGCTTGGCCGTCTCTTCACTGACCATCATTCAATTCCTTCCAATGCGGTTTCGATGTCGTTGCGGCGCTTCAGCAGCGCGACCTTGAGCGGCTCCCAGACGTAGGCCGGCACCGGCGTGGAGCCGCGACGCCAGCGGTACACGGTCTTGCGGTCGACACCGAGGATGCGAGAGAGATACTCGATGTGGTGCGCGCCGTAGAGCAGGTGAGCGATCCGGGCGAGCCTGCGAGGCTCCCCCGGCGACGGCACGATCACGCGGGGCACTGGACGACTTCCAGCACGATGTCAGCGTTCGGCGGCATCGACTTGCCGCGAGCGGCGAAGGCGCGCTTGAGGTGCGCCCGCGCTACCTGCCGCGTCAGCGCAAGCTCGCGCGGCGACCGCGCGAGCCTCTTCACGCTTTCCGGGCTCATGTCGAGCAGGTCGAGCATGATATTCACCGCCGCGCGCTCCGCGTGCGGCGAGAACAGGCCGCAGCCTGTCCAACGCACCTCAAAGGTGCAGTCGTGGATGGTCAGCATCACTCGACCTCGTCGATGGAGACGTTGCTGTAAACCCCGAAGTTGCCCGTGATCCATTCGACGGCTTCCGGGAGGGTGTCGAAGTAGTAGATATTCGCCTTAAAGTCGCCCCTGCGGTTCGCCCACACCCGGAACTTAACGGCGGGCTTGGGCAGCGTCTGCAGGTGCTTCTTCGCGGCGTCGATCACGAGCAGGGCGTCGGCGCACCACGGCTTCTGCAGCCGCTCAAGGCGCTCGATGGCGGCCTGCAGCTGCTGGCGCTCGGTCTTGGGGGCCCCGCCGAAGGGGTTGTGAGGTCCGCACATAGCTGTATCCTTTCAAGGGTAGGGGCCCGCGCCTCGGGACGCGGGCGTTCTAGAGGTCAATCTTCGACGCGGCGGAAGCCTTCCGGCACGTACTCGCGCTGGCGGCGGACGTGGTAGATACCGGGCTCAAAGCGGATGCTCTCATGGGTGTCGTGCTGGCGCAGATGTTCCAGCGTGTCACCCTCCTCGACGGCGAGGAAGATGTCCATGATCGAGTCAGGCAGCTTGTAGGCCTTCGTGCGCTCGGCCAGCATGACGTGCGAGTGCCCGGTTTCGGAATGGGCGACCTCGACCCGGCCGTTAACCGGCTCGATAAAGACGACACCCGGCGGCAGCTTATCAACGCGCTGGATCAGGATGTCGCCCTGCGCGCACAGGTTCTGAAACGTCTTCATGATCAGGTCCTCACTTCAATGCGCTTGATAAGGTCGGGTTCGACACCGTAGGTCCAAGCATTCCCTTCGAGTGCCGTTTCAGTTTCGGGGGGTACAGGCAGCGCAAACTCACGTGAAGTTCCACACAACACCTTAATGAACCGCTCGTGGTTGCCTTCGATCTCGACTTCGACCAGTTCTCCGATCTCTGGATCGTCGTCCCGGTCGATAGTCCTTGCCTTCAACTCCCGCAGGATGTTCACCCATCCCACAATCTCACAGGCCGCGCGGCGCTGCTCGACGTTTTCCCACGTCAGGGCCTTCGCCGCCGTCAGCGATGCCTTATCTTCGATCCACTCGGCGGGGATTTTGACGCCGTGCCAGTGGTAGAGCGACCACCCATCACGCCACCGATGAGAGGGTCCCGTCTCACAGTGTGGGCGGTTCTCCGCGTCTACCTTCAGCACCTCGGGAAAGTCGGAGACAATGCAGAACTCCGTGTGCAGAACGCGGAACCCGCCGTGGATCGCGGCCTCCTCCCACGCCGCGTACTTTCCGTGTTCCTTAAACCTCAAACCCAAGACGTCGCGGGCGGCAGCCAGATACGAGGTGTACGGGGCCCACATATTTCCACCTTGGTAAACCTTCAACCACTTCTTGGCGCACGCCAGCCCCAGAACGCCTGCCGCGGCGTAACAGGCGTTCGCGGCGTGGGTCGCGGCGTTGGTCGCGGCGTGGGTCGCGGCGTCGGTCGCGGCGTCGGTCGCGGCGCGGGTCGCGGCGTAGGTCGCGGCGTCAGTCGCGGCGTCAGTCGCGGCGTCGGTCGCGGCGCGGGTCGCGGCGTAGGTCGCGGCGCGGGTCGCGGCGTCAGTCGCGGCGCGGGTCGCGGCGTCGGTCGCGGCGTCGGTCGCGGCGTCGGTCGCGGCGTCGGTCGCGGCGTAGGTCGCGGCGTCAGTCGCGGCGCGGGTCGCGGCGTCAGTCGCGGCGCGGGTCGCGGCGTCGGTCGCGGCGTCGGTCGCGGCGTCGGTCGCGGCGCGGGTCGCGGCGCGGGTCGCGGCGCGTGTGTGCCAGATGGCCGCCGACGCACCGTATGCGAACGCCATCACCAGCGGGCTGGGGACAATCACCACGCGGGGCTTCTTCAGGTTGGCTGCCGCGTAAAGAGCCTCGATGGCCGGGACGATCTTATCGGGCTCGATGGGGGCCGTGCGGAAGGAGCGCTCGATCCAGACCTTGGAGAGGGCGTCCATCTGGCGCTTCTCATCTGCCGTGATGCCTCCATTGGCGCGGGTGGGGGTGCGAATGATCTTAGACATCACAGGTTCCTTTCGTCGGGGAAGCGGACGACTACGTCGTCGCCCGCGAGCGCGCGGTAGAGTTGGGCGAACACCTCGCGGGTGTCGGCGGGGTTCTGGGCGTCGAGCCGGCGGGCGGCCGGGCAGGCGGCCAGCCACCTCAGATACTTGGCTTCGAGATCGCTCATGACCGGATACCCGCGTCGGCGCAGGCGTCCGCGAGGCGCCAGATGCCGTCCACGCTGTCCAGATAATCCGCCGCGAACGCCGTCGCGGCCTTGCCCGCGCGGCGCCCGTGAATGAAGGCCGTGAAGCTCTCGCAGGAGCCCCCGCGCATGTAGCAGGAAATGACGATTTCGGTGTTGCCGAGGTGAGTGCTGATGTCGATGTGCACTGCTATCTCCTATTACAAGACGCTGGTGCCGTAGGCGGCGGCGAAGTCGTGGATGGCGATCTGGCTGACGCGCCGGCGGAAGCGCGTGGGCTCCGGGGTGCGCTTGGCACCCGCGCAGTGGGCAGCGTACTGCCGCCCGCGCTCGTAGTGCCAGTCGCCCTTGGTGCCTGCGCGCTTGTCAAAGTCAGGCGCGCGACCGGCCTGATAGTCCTCAATACCCTCGCGGAAAGCGGCCGAGCCGACGATGCTGCTGAACGTGGTGCGGCGAGTTTTGATCTGTGCCATGATCTTATCTCCTATTCGATGTCCCGACTATGAGGCAGTCAAGGGCCGCCGTCAAGCGGCCTGCTGCAGTATTTTCGCGGCCTCGTCGTAGCCCTCGTTTTCGAGCCAGTCCTGCGCCTCGTCCATCAACATGCGGTCGGCGATGTCGCTAAACACGCCGTGATTGCCGGCGCCGGGGTGGAGCGCGATGACCTTCAGGTCAGCGTCAAACGTGACCGTCTGCTCGTCGTCCCAGTCGTCGCCGCCGCGAACCCAGAGGATCGTATTCATGTCAGATGCTCCATCCAATTAAGATGTCTCATTTATAGGGCACTCAGGAGGCGACGTCAAACGGTTTTAGAGAGGGCGGCGGCTCTTTTGGCGAAGGCCCTGCGCGCCTTGCCCGTCAACGGTTTGACGTAGCGCAGCTTGCCTTGCCCCTTGAGCTGGACGTAGCCCAGCGCGAGTATCTCAGCCTTGCGCAGGCTCTTCTTGCCTGAGTGGAACGCCCGCCGGGATACCACGACCCCCTCGGCGTTCTTGTAGAGCCTGCTCTCCTCAGACTGGCCGCACGCGATCCACGAGGCGGCCTTGTAGATGCCGCCGTGGTGCCCGACGTTGGGGTCAGCGTACGACACCAACGCCTCGACCGTGGGCTCCTCGGCCCTGAATTCCGTCACCGCGTGGCTGAGGGCCTTGGTCAGCAGGTTGGGCTCGTGGCCGTCGGGGGCCCAGAGGCGACTGAGTTCCCATACCCGCTCGAAGCCAAGGTACCGGGCGATGTTCTTGTTGGCGGGGATCGAGAACACGACGATGGCCTCGCCAAACTGGACGTACACGCTCTTCCCGCTGGGCACCGAGTGTGTGTAATGCCGCGCAATAATCAAGGTTTGCGCGGCGCGCCGGGCGTCGTCCCGCAGGATCATCACTCGCAGGCCCACGCAAGGGGTGCGGCGCCGGGTTCCTTGGCGGGGAAGTACTCCCGGCCGTCGCAGGTGCTGGTAATCACCAGCGGCCGCCCGGGGGCGACGGCCAGCGCCTTGCCGCAGAGGATGTCGTTGTCCTGCCAGCGGGTGGCCGCGACGCGCCGGGTCTCGCCCCGGAGGGTTACCTCGACGGTACCGTAGGCGTAGACGATGCAGTGGCCGGTCTTGCCGACGATGTGCTCGATGCGGTCGATTTCGAAGGTGGTGCGGTTGATGTGGGGCATGTCACTCCTCCTCTGCATTGTCGACGGCGTCGTCGAAGCCTTCGTCGGCAAGCCACTCCTCGGCCCACTCGTTCAACATCAGCTGGTGGTGGTCGCTGAGCTTGTCCTTGGGCAGCGTCGCTGAGACGAACTCGACTTCGGGCGGGTCCGCGGGCTCGCCGCCGCTGGCGTAGCTGGGCCCCCGCGCCGGGCGCCCGGGCGTGTAGGTATAGACGATGTCGACTTCGATTTCGCCGAGGCCGAAGGGGCAGTAGGCGGTGAGGGTGTACTTGGATGCCATGTCGATCTCCTGTCTGAGGAGCCCCTTATACGCCGAATTTTGACAATCTGTCAAACAGGAAGCGAGGGGGCTTCTAAACATAAATCACTTTTTTGACGACAAACTGACGAAAACAGGCCTTTGCCGAGGGGCTCAATCTCCGACCCCTGCGTCATACAGGACCAAGAAAAGCAATGAAACTGGCGTTTTCCGGGTGAGGTAGCGGTTCCCCAGACCTAACTCTGTAAATAACGTGAGAAGAAGTTAAATAATATATTACGCGTATAGGCCTTGAGTACTGTGAGTATTCGTTCATTATTAGTTGGGTCCCGGTTTTTGAAAATTTTGGTCTGGTTTTTACCGTTGGCCCCCGGAAAACGCCTATCTAACAGGGGTTTTCCGTCAGTGTATGACGCAGAGGTCGGAGTTTTAACCCCCTTTAACCGCTTGGAGGCTAAACTAATATGCACCCTTGGATCATTGCCCGCACACCCGGCGCGTGGGACATCATGGAGGCCGCCGACATCGTGGCCCTGCGCCGGCAGAAGATGCCGCCCGACGTCGTGCAGGCGCTGCTGGCCGACGCCCGGGCTTACGATGTGATCGCCGAGGCGTACGGGGTCTCGTACCAGATGGTCGCCCAGATCAAGACCCGGCGCCTGTACGCGCACGTTCCGTATGAGGGGGAGATCCCCCGCGGCGCTCGCGCCGACGCCGCGACAGTGAGGGAGATCTTTCTCGATCCCTCCCCGGCACGTGAGATAGCCGCCCGGCACGGCGTCAGCTTGAACGTGGTCCGCCAGATCAAACAGCGGGTCTCGCATGAACGCGTCACCCGCAATCTGGTAGCGCCGCAGTCAGGACCCGACACCTTTCGGGGTGAAGTGCGCGCGATGAAGGAGAGGCACAAGGCCGAGCTGACAGCACTGCTGCAGAGGGGGACAGCATGAAGCGCAGGGTCTTCAGTGACGACGAGGTGCGCGCGATTTTGGCCGACGCGCGGCCACAAGGCGTGGTCGCAGCCGAGTACGGTACGTGGAAGCACGTCATTTCGGACATCAAGGGCCGCCGTACCTACCGGCACGTACGGTTTAGCGGGAAGGTTGCGCGTTACCGCCCCTTGAAGAGGGTGAAGGCTCCTAGGCCCCCGGATACCGTGCGCTACCAGAGGCTGCCCGTCGATCCCGGGCCCCAGTACAGTTTCCCCCCGGCGGAAAACCGCAGGGTCTTCAGTGACGACGAGGTGCGCGCGATCTTGGCGGACCCCCGGATGTACGGCGAGATCGCGGCCGAGTACGGCACGTGGAAGCACGTCATCTCGTGCGTGAAATGGCGGCGTTCGTATCGGAACGTGCCGTTCGACGGGGTGATCGTCCGGTATCCATCGAGGAAAACGAGCCGATTGACAGTTTGACATGTGGATAAGTTGGCCGTATAAGGGGTGCATCGAATAGGAGATGGAAATGACGACCAGCAAGTTTGTAGACCAGTACGCCGTCGCGGCCGCTCAGCTCAAGGCGCTGCAGAAGACCGTGGACGACCTCAAGGCGAAGATCCTCGCCCTCGGCGCGGCCGAGATCGCGGGCGACAAGTTCGCTCTCAAGGTCACCTCGTACGAGACGAGCCGCCTCGACACCGCGACGGTCAAGACGTACCTGACCGAGGCCCAGATCGCCGAGGCGACCAAGACCTCGACCGCGAACCGCATCACGGTCGCCGCCCGCGCCAACCAGCGCCTCACAGCCTAGGCAATTGCCGCCGATGAAGAGGGCCAGCCGAAGGGCTG